AGCCACCTAGCACTTCCACTTCCGTCGAGCCTTACGCAAACGAGAGTTCGGATCCTTCGCAGCATTCGGGAACTTCTTCATCTGACCGAGACTGCGAGCGCAGTAAGAACGCTTACGAGGGCCACCGCCCGGTTGCGGTGGCTTCAGGTTGCTCCCCTCGGCTTTCGCCGAGGCACGTCCCTTCGCGTTCAAGCCACCCTCGGGGTCTTGTCCCTCCGAGCGAGTCCACGCAGCAGTCTTGTACTTCTTCTTTTTCTTTGAGCCGGGGCGACGGTCAGGCAATCTAGCCATACAGTTTCTTCCGCCAAGCCTTCTTCAACCGCCGATCCTTCGTCAGGATCGGCAACGGCCACAGGCGCTCATCCCGCTGCGCCCTCTCCGTGAACGAGATGTGAATGTGTTGGTAGTGACCCCAATTACCCGGACGCCACTTCCACCACTTACTGCGGTAAGTGCCAGACGCGAGCCGACCCTCGTACACGACGTACTTGACGCGCTTGCTACCCGGCAGGCCGGATGCTGCATACGCACGCAACTGGTCGGCGAGTTTCCTCGCCGCCCTACCGTTGCGCCACTTGCCCTTGCCCATGTTCTCGTCGATGTCGAGAGCGTGAACCCAACCATTCTTGTCAGGGTTGTGATCGGACTTGCGCTTAGAGTGCGCCCGATCCCCGATCCAACCATCAGACCGCTTATCCCGACCGGGCCAGCGACCATTGATCTGGTCACGAAGGACGACACCGCCCTTCACCAACTTAGCCATCCGATTGCCGCCCGAAGCGAGGGTTCTCACCGTTCAAGTAATCAACCAACACAACAATCGCCGGAGGAATCGCAACCACAAGAACCGGAGGCAAGCCGAACCCCGCGATGTTGTCCACCACCCACGTCAGGGCAGTCGCAGCGAAAATCTTCAACGCCACACCCACAGGGTGATCGTTCAGAAACGCCATGAAGTCTTTCCACGAGTTCATTCCTTATCCTCCAAATGCCACATGATGTGGCCGTCGATCTTCTTCTCGATACGGTCAACCGCATCCCTCATGGACTGGCCGCCGTTAGGTTTCATCTCCCGATACATCCGGTTGATGCGAGCGTCAATCACGAAAATGAGAGCTGACAGCATCAAGCCAACGATTGACAGGATCGCTAAGACTGCGCCGGGTGTGTCAAGAGACATCAACTTTCCTTAGACATAGGTAACCCCCCGCACCTCACACATGCGGGGGGTTGATGGGTTTGTTAGTTATCCGATTCGGTAACGAACGATGACGATTCCGTCGGAGCCGTGCCCACCCGTGCCGTTTCCCCCGGTGTCATAACTGCCGCCCGTACCACCGCCGCCGCAGCCAAATCCGGTTCCATCATTCCCAGCGGTGGTTGGGCCAATTTGACCAGCACCACCACCGCCCGTGCCGCCAGTTCCCGCGACCGCTGACGAGGCTGTCGTATTTCTGACAGCCACACCGCCACCACCACCAGCAGCGAACCCGCGAAGCGTCCCATCAAAACGAAGTTCGATGCCGTCGCCGCCGTCACCGCCCTTGAGGGTTAACAGATCGTTGTACTGCGGCTTGCCGTCGGTTCCCGGCCCCGAGTAGCCACCGCCGCCACCGCCGCCCCCGACAATGCCGTAACCAGCCCCCATCGGGTCATGCCCAGCAAACGTTGTAATGCTTGCCGTATCCATAGGCGATGCGTTGCCGCCCTGATTCCCTTGGCCCGACGTTCCCGTGCCGCCAGACTTGATTGTGTTCGATCCCGATGCGCCACCCGAACCCGATCCTCCGCTGTGAGTGTTCCCCGACGAGGCTGCGTAACCGCGTGGGGCGCAACCACCGCCAACGGCGGTCAAAGAACCGAACGTCGAATCTTCGCCGTGACCCGCGTTAGTGTTAGTTGAGACTGCATATTCTGCCGTCCCACCGGCTCCGACAGTCAGGCTGTACGTTGAAGCGGTCACGCCGTATGAGTACTGGAGGATAAGTCCTCCGGCTCCCCCGCCCCCGCCTGCATACCCCGAGTTCGTGTTGTAGGTGGTTATGTACTGGCTTCCACCTCCACCGCCCCCAGCGCACACAAGTAGGTCGATTATTCCGGCCTGCGAAAACGTGATATCAAACCCCGGCGACCCAGAGGCGTAGTTCCATTCATGCACGCGGTACGTCCCACCATTCACCGTGCCAGCCGTACCATCACCAGTAAACGTGAACGGTGTCACGCCGCCGGTCTGTGCGCTCGCATACGCCCAGTTCTCAGGAGCCAGCCCAGAAGTAACTTGGGTAGCACCAAACGTGTTCTTTAGGCGATCAATAGCCATGTTAGGAAATCTCCGATCCGAACAGAGCGAACGTGAGGTTCGCGTTACTCGCGCTCACGCGCACATACTTATTTGTTGCATCCAAGGTCAGACCAAGAGTGAGGCCGACAGTCTCAAACCCCGTCAGCACATCGTTACGAACGATGTACTTGCTGGTCGCTGGCTCACCAGAGTTTGAGTCAGAGATAGCGACCGTGTAGTAGGCAGCCGTGTTGCTGCGGTTACAGATCGTGAGCGTGGACACGACGGCTGCCGTAGCAGACGGACAGGTGTAGAGCGTGGAGTGTTCAAACGCTGTCAGCGTTCCTGTCGCTGCTGTGCTTGCAACATCGGACGCAAAAGAAGCGTAGGAAAGAGTCGTGCTAGTAACAGCGGTGACGGTGAACACACCATCGAACGCTGCGTCAGCGGTATCCATAGCGACGCTCACCTGCTGGCCCACGCCAATAGAGTGCGCTGCGCTCAACGTCAACGTAGCGACGTTGCTTGTCAGTTCCTTGTTCGTGACTGAGAGCGACGACGCGCTTGACGCGGCCTGTCCCAGCACCTTGTAAGTGGTCGGCATTTTTTATGCTCCCATCATGAGAAGTGGACTGAACCCAGCCGAAGCCAGATCTTCTTGCGTAGCGGCATCATCAACAATGTCTGCCGTATCTCTGTTTTTCGTCTCAGGCATTTCCTAGTTCCTTTAAGCGAGGATCAGTTTCGATGGGACAAACTCTTGATCTTCCGTGTCGGGTCCCTTCGGGTACGGAATGTTGTTTTCTTGCAGGTACTTCTCAAGCCGCTTGTTGGCTTCCCAACCGGAGAACTCCGCGACGATGCGCCACCCACGGGTGACGATGTACAACTCTGCGTGCGGCTGCCACGCCGCATACACACCAACAGGGCCACTCATCTCCGAGATGACTTCCCAAATGTCAACCTCGTCCACGCGAGGTGGACGGGCCTCAGTCCATTCGGTTGGTTCGGGCATGTACTGGAAGATGCTGTCGTAGTTCATCCAGTTCTCATCAAATACTTCACCGTCTTTGGTGAGGTTGATGATCTGTTCGGTGGCTTTCCATCTAGGCAAGTGAGTACCTAATAATTACGACACCGCTACCACCATTTGCGCCACCAAGATAATTACCACCACCGCCACCGCCGCCTCCACCACGACCAGAGGTTCCAGTAGCCGATGCGCTGTCATAGCCGCCGCCTTTACCACCAACGCTTGAACCGCCAGTACCGCCAGTCGATCCAGAGCTGAAAAAAGAATCGCTTCGCGTACCACCACCACCGCCACCAGCGTAATAAAGCGATGACCCACTCAATGAGTTAGTCAGTCCTGCGCCACCGTTACCACCATCAGGATAACTGCCGTAACCAGCAGAATCGTCCCCTTGTGCGCCTGCACCGCCACCACCGTTACCAGCGGTAGCGGCACCATTGGAATAACCACCATCATTCCCTTGATCGCTAGTTCCAGTAGCGCGAACAGTTGATCCGTTTGCACCCCCGCCACCAGATCCGCCGTCCAATCCGTTCGATGTGCTCGCAGCAGCCCCGCCACCACCACCGCCGATGGAAGTTATGGTCGCTCCGCTGTCAAATACGCTGTTCCCACCGTTAGTTCCCCGACCTGCGCTGCCAGTTTTCCCCACACCACCATCACCGACAGTTATCGTTACTCCGGCTGTACTGACGCTTTCTGATCCCGTAAGCATACCTCCGCCACCACCACCGCCAGCATAAGAGTAGCCCCCTCCACCTCCGCCAGCAACAATTAGATACTCAACTTGTGACAAGTTTCCAAGTACTTGAAAAGTATCTGATCCAACCGTCGTGAAAGTGTGAATCCTGTAACCACCAGCAATGGTGGTTGTTCCACCAATAGCCACTGGTGACCAAGCAGATGTGTAACTAGATTTATAACCTAAAACAGTTGACTTGCTAAATCTCTGAACAGACATTAAGAAATCTCCAAACCAGAGATATGAAAATTGACTGTAGAGGCAGATGCCAATCCAGCAATAACGTCTGTTGCCTCCAATACCTGCTTGAGTTCCAAAATAACAGAATCATTTGCTGGAAGATTTACATCATTAGCAATTGAAACGCCATCAAAAGTCATGTCAAAAGTTGCAGCAGCAGATGCTGTATTTGTTACCACTAAAGAACTAACAAGTGTGGTGGTAGAAGCAGGGACAGTATAAAGAGTCTGAGAGCTTGTATCAGCTGCTCCCCTATGTAATACTTTGAATGTATTTGCCATAATATTTATTATAACACTACAGACCTAGTAGTGCTAATGCCTCCACTTGTGTTAGTTTATTGTCTACCTGTGCCTGTGTATATGTATCAGCAATTTCTGTTGCTCTAAATGTCATTACTTCTACAACATCCCCGCTTGTTAGTGCTGTTAGACCTGTAATAGATGTACCTGTTGAAGCGGTATAGTCAACATCTCTTACTAACAATACCCCGTTCAAATATACTTGTTCATAATTTACATCATAAGATAAAGAAATACCGTTGCTGTCTGATCCAGAAAGTGATGTTTCTCCACCGCTTGCTGTCTTTGTCCAACGGGTAGTAATATAAGATGTTTGTGGTCCGATGGGAACCCATTCAGATCCTGTGTAGACATATACTGGACGGGCAATAGTCATAATCTTATTATATCAGATAGAAAAAGAGGGATAGAATAATTTCTACCCCTCAATTTCAAGTATTTGTATTACTCAGCTGGGTCTTCTTCAACTGCTGGAGAAACAAATTCATCCAGATCAGCATCATACTTATCTCCGATGCCAGCATACTTGCCACGGAAGTTTCCATTGTAAGATGTTTGCTTCCATGTGCCAGATAGTCCAATGGAATTAATAAAGGCTTGACCAGCGGATTCAGATTCTGGTAAATCTCCACCAGCACAATCCTTGTTATCAATTACAATAACTTCTCTGACTA